TTCTGATGACCTATGGTCGGCGGGTTCATACGTCCGAACGTAATAGCAACAGGCTTCATTTACCCTCCCACGCACTGGTTTTCCGTGGACTATACAGTGCTTCCCTATTTAGGGTTTTTAGCGCCTTGTGGCTAGCAAATTAGCGCGACTGAATTCACCGCGATCAACTAGCTTAGTCGGTGCACCATCTTTGATTGCGACAAACCCTTCGGGCTTTGCGCTCTGCCCACCAATGGTATGCTGAAATGGTCCTGGGTTAGATGACAGTGCACCAACCAGTACATTCTTAGCATTTTGCAGATGATGGTGCACCTCAAATGCACGATCTATATGATGCGAATTTGCATCAAGGTGATCTAGCGAATCTTTCAATTCTTGCTGGCGTACCGAGCGAGCTTTGTCTGTCTTTAGGGTAGACATCGCCTTTGCATATCTGGTAGTAACATACTTCTTCAGCCCGTCAGTTGTAGGCTTAGTGCCTTGACGTACCGTATCATTAATGTACATCTTGATATGATCGCGGTGTCTCTCTACAGCCTTGTGCGATGCTGATGTCATTTGAGATGCAGCAGCTCTAGCCTTTTTGATGTGCGATTCATATTCGCGCTCTTGTGCAGTAGTATAACCAGTGCGCTCTACTGGGTGCTCAACCGATATCATATGCACGTCATTATGTTGCTTGAATGCGTTCTCGTCAGGGTCGAATGACGCCTTCATTGTCTGTAGTGTTGAACCAGTATAACGTGTATGAACGGCTACACCTATTTTCGATTTAGCAATCTTCTTTCCGATAGAACCATCTTTAGGCGTAGAGTATGTGATGGTGTTAGGCTTGAAATTGAGATTGTCGCCTTGCTCTTTTACATCTTCAGGTGTGTGCATAATGTCACCCTGAAACACTTGACCCTTTGGTGTCACCTTTGGAAGATGTGCAAGCGCAGCCTTTAGCTTTGAAACAAGACCTGGCGCATGACCATGATTGGCTACAATATCTTCGTCGGTGTAGTTCAGCTTGGGTGTGACATTGAATGCTGATTTTGATGCGACGAAAAACTTCTTGTTTTCTGGATGATAACCGAATACGATTGATGGTGACCCATCGTATTTCATTGTCACCTTTACTTTGCTATCTTTTCGTCTTAGCTGATCATGTACGCCATTTAGCGTATCAACTGCGTGCTTGAAACCCACTGCACCCAGATTGATGTGATGATCCTCAGCATGTTCTAGATGCTTTAGCTTGTCATCTGATGCGACGGATTCAGCTAGAAATTTTTTAAACATCAGAAAGGATCACCACTTCTTCCTCCAATTGGTGATATGACAATTCTTGTTCCGCGAACACCAGCATCGGAACGATCGCCCTTATAAATTGCCATTAGGACAGGCTCAAATCCACCAGCATCGACCGACTCACCATTTAAATGAACATGATTTGCGGTCAATCGATATGATGTACCAATCTTTTCTAGTTTAATTGGACCCTGTAAAAGAATTGAGACATTCTGTTGACCAAGCATCTCCCCATACTTATTTCCATATACCGATAACATTTTTAATCGATTATCTTTTATTTTACGATATAATGTGGTTGCTCGTGGCAACCCTCCCGGGTACCTCGTTTTCAAATCTCTAATAAATTTTTGCGTTTCCGGGTGACGAAATATTGTGGGTTCTGATCTTTCAGAAATCCCACCCCACTGTTGGAAATCTTTTGGACCTCTACCATCTTTATGAGAAATCCATACTATTTCTTTTCCATCGGCATCAAGTAAATGAAAATCTGACTTCGGTGTCCCTGGTGTGCTTTCAGCTATGACTGCTTTATATGTCTTAGCCCCAATTCTAATTGGTAAAACACCAACCTTTTCCTTTTTCTTAGCATCTTGTATTTGTGCATTTAGAGATGCTAAGGCCGCATCTTCTTTAGCTACACCAGAACGATCACCCTTTCCACCAAAATCTGCATTTTTCTTTATATGTGTTACCTTATATTCATTACCATCATCCCCAAGAAATATAATAGAATTTATTTCTTGCGCCGACTTAGTTGTTTTTGAAAGTATTAATAATGATGATGTGCTAGTTCTCAATACAACCTTACGACCATTGAATAGTTCAAATGGTTCTTTTGTTTTTATTTTTCTAATAATAACTTCCGATCTATATTCCCGACCGGCTTTTAATATTTCCGAGGCAGATAGATTTGACATCTAAATGCTACCCCTCAAACTGTTTCATATAGCCTTCGATAAACTCGGGCGGAATGGGCTTCTTAAATCTAACCTCTGTGGCCGCATAATATTCTGAATCAAACTTGTCTGGGTTCTTAGCAACCCACTTCGCATATTCGTTTCTGTCCATCATATGCTTCTTGGCATCACCCATATTACCGCGCAGTTCGGCGTCCATATGACGCTCTGCCCAGTCTGCGGGGATTTTCAGTTTGATGACAGATCGCTGACTATGAGGAACACCAACTGCCTTTGAACCAGCGCCTCTGAAATTTGCTTCGCCACCTGCGCCTGACATAGAAGCATATGCGTGCGCTGTTCTAGCATCGGGTGTAGTAGAATACATCCCAGTCTTAGGGTCAGGTTTATTGATACCTGACTTTAACATCGACTGAACATTGCGGTCATGGGTGCCGTGATAGAGAATGTAGTGATCACCTTCTCTCCACCACCCACGACGCTTAGTCGTTTTATCGAATGGTAGTCTCTTAGCTTCTACCTGTTCTGTTAACCATCTTTTGAACGACATGGCCACCTCTGTATTCTGTAGCCATATTTATGAAACCTTTAGCTCACCATCAACCATAGTTAGCTCAATAGGCTTACGATTGGTCCGAGTATAGTCACGTCCGCCATCGATAAATGCAGAACCATCGCTGCTGGTGCGATAATCGTGACGATAACCACTCACCACAATCTCACCGCTATCTGCGACCACACCTAAGATTGGGTCGGAGAAAGCGGACTCTGCATTGCAAATATAGACATGACCATCATGACTAACATATACACCGAAATAGTGGCTATGCGATGGGTCCTTTAGCACAGGCTGATAGAAAACCTCAACCGGGTGCAGACTCCATCCACCATCTTTGGTCTTAACAGCCCAAGCACCAATATATTTGGCGTTATACATTTGTTCTACAACATCTGTCTTGAGGCTGTCATAGAACTTTTCTGGGAGCTTGATGTTCATTGTTCGACCAACCTATAACAAAAGAAAGCCATTGGCCCCACAGGCAGCGAATCAAACGCACCAGCATTCCCGATTCTAGCCATCGACTCACACTGCTCCTTATTTGAGGCATACAGTGCAATTCGATTAGGCTCAGAGCCTTCAGAGAACATCACACTTACGGCTAATAGTACCCACATCATCTATTTGATCTCCACAAATATTTGTCATTACCAGTTGCTTGTGCCCACCTATTGAGAAGAGGCTTCTCGATTTCATAGGCCTCTTTTTCCCAAGGGTGATCATCATATGATACCTGCTTACTGTCGACCCTTTGACCCTTCCATGTCACCAGATCGCAGTTTTGAATATGATCGTATAGCTCACGTCTGGCAAATTGCTTTACGTGAATTAATTCATGCGCCAAAGTCTTTAGTGTTCTCTTGCGAGATGGACCAGCATAGAGACGCACCGTAAATTCTTTTGGGCGTCTATTGTCATCGGTCCACTCACAGTCGCCATAGATGCACTCAGACTTTAGCAGATCCTTCACCAGTTTTATTCTGATGGTTAGGGTGTCAGACAGACGATGGTTCATCAGGTCACATACCATCCACCTAGCCGCATCGCGGACAAGATTTCTGTAGGCCTTATTGTGGCCTCGAACGGTAATATGCGGACCTGACTTTACCATACATTTCCCCATCGAACAAGGTTATTGTATCAGGCACCCTTCACATTGTCAATGGCTAAACGTATATATCAATGCCAACGTTTCTTTGGCTGTGAATACCATTCAGGCTCAACTGGCTCGTCAATGGCTTCTTTCTTGGCTCGACGCTCGCGGCGCTCGTCTCGCCAATCACGATTGTAATCTCTACTTTCATAAAAGCCATGATCATCGTCATCATCATAACCACTACGTTCATTCTTACGACTCTTACCCATGTTACACCTTTAGACCCGAGAAATCCTTTCGACCCATCTTTTTGGTCGCCCAGCCCATCTTATCTTCCTCATCACGGCGCTGACCAAACTGTGTCTTATCCATGACGGGACGATCCTCCATGATGTCTGCTTGGGCTGATTGCTCAACATCATAGAGCCGCATTTTTTCTCTATCGACACCAATGACAAACCTACGATTAGCCGCAGGGTCGCTGTATCGATTCTTAAGCTGCTTGACCATAAACTGACTAAGGTCTTGAAGTTCCTCGGTAGAAATTAGCGCGATCATGAAATCTGCTGTTGCCGGCAGACCAAATGATTCTGAGGTGTCTGTCAGTTCAACATCGGAGCTGGAGTAGCCGGTTCGTGTCGTCTGTGTCGCAGACACAATCGGTAGATTTCGCTCTACAGCCAGACCTCGAAGTTCTTCTGCTATAGACTTGATGTAGGTATAGCTATTCACATTCGAACCTGTTTTGATACGTGATGACATGCAGATATTTAGATAATCGATGTAAATAATGTCAGGTACGAATGATCGCTTAAGATTAAGCTCATTAAGCAGGTGTCGGAAGTGACCTGCATGGGCTGATGCAGTTGGGTATTCTTTGATGATCAGTTTACCAGTTGTCTTTGATCGAATACCTGCGATCTTCTTTTCATAAAGATCGCGCGGCAGAACCTGCAGGTCAGGGATTGGTACATTGAGAAGATTTGCGTCGATTCGCTCAGCAATCTTCTCCTCGGCCATCTCCATTGTGATATACAATACGTTCTTACCAAGCATCAGATTGGCAGCTGCCATATGACACATTGCAAGTGACTTACCGACACCCGTGCCTGCGAGAATGATATTCAGAGACTTGCGCGATAGACCACCGCGAGTGATCTTATTCATTAGCTCAAGGTCGAAGGGGACCTTCTCTTCGACGCGATGATAGAAGTCATATCGATCTGTGTAGTCATCAATAAAGTCATGACCGATATGTGCATCGAAAGATACGGCCAGCGCGTCCGTAAGAATTTGAGGGATCGAACCCTTGCCTCGATCCTTGTCCTTACCATCAAGAATAGTGATGCTGTCCATGATGGCATTATAGACAGCACGCTCTTGGCAGAACTTCTCAGTCGCATCGACAAGCCATTCCTTATCGACAGGCTCAGGTGGCGACAAAGAATTAATGGCATCAAGTACTGCTTGATGCTCCTTGTCACCGAGTGACTTTACGCTGTCAATCTCGATGGCAAGGGCTTCACGACTCGGTAGAGAATTATACTTCTCAACAAAGGTAGAGATATTAGAGTAGATCAGCTTTTCAGCTGCATCATTGAAATACTTCTCACTTACGAAAGGCAGAACCTTGCGCGCATATTCTTCATCATGAACCAGATGCCTCAGCACCGTCGTTTCGATTCGCATTATTCATCTCTGCGGTTGTTAGAACTACGTGATACAAAATAGAAGCTAGAACATGCTCAAAGTCCTTAAGCATGTCCGGTGTCTGTTCCCAGGTAGAAGTTAAAATCTTATAGGTGAAGGAGAGGGTTGCATTACCCTCACCATCATCCATATCATTTACCTTGACTGTCTGAAAATAGAAATTGGTACCGGCAAACTTACCATTCGTAATACCGAAGCATAGATGGTCCGTCATCGACGGCTCATCTATGACAGTATACTCAGCCAACGGCTGATTCGGTATCTTCCTCTTCATCTTCATTCTCCGTCATCTGACCTTGACCATACTTAAATTCCTTACCTGCTGCGGCATCAATCGCATCAAGCAAACTCTTAGTGAAGAACCGCTCCGGGTCTTCTTCGATCTGCTTACCATACCACTTACCGCCGTCTGGCATTTCAAATCGATTTGATACCTTCTTGATTATACCATGTTTCTCAGCCAAGTCAAGAAGTCCGTAGTATCTATTCAGGCCGTCATCATAAGAAAGCCTCACATCAATTGACTTGTTCTCCTTAGTAAAGCGACTCTTGGCCAGGCGACAATGAATAATGTTGCCCACAACTTCTGTGCCGTCACGATCTTTCTTCTTCGACAGGAAGAGAATTTGCGAGGCAGCATACTTCAGACCTTCACCACCACCCATGTCCTTTGTGGGAACATATGCACCGATCACATTGAAAATATGATTTGTCACCAGCAGTGACACATTAGCCCGGGCCAGCTTAAGAGACAGCGCACGAAATGCGCCGCGAATAAGCTGCGACCGAGTCATGTCGCGGGTGTTCTTACCCTCAGAGATATCTTCCATCTCTTTCTCAGTCGAAAGCTGACCAAGCGAGTCAAGCACCATGAGCATCTTCGGGCGCTCCTTCTCAGGCACCTTCAGATAGTTGTCAAGAATACGCATCGCATGTGTGCGGAAGCCCTGCACAGTAGCCTGCTCTGAAATGACAACGCGGCGCGGGTCAATGCCGCGAGCGACAAACATTTCCTTTGTCACGGCTGCTTCGGTATCATAATAGATGACACCAGCATCAGGATTGTCCTTAAGAAACTGCTGCACCAGACCAAGAACGAAGAACGTCTTACCAGTTGCGCTCTCGCCAGCAAATACTGTGATCTTGTTGTTAGGCACACCACCATAGATGCTACCCGACAGGGCCGCATTCAGCAGGTATGAACCCGTGTCCATCGTGCCCGCAAATTCTGACGAATGCAGACCATCATCTGCAATGTGTGTATCAACATCTGCGATTTGCTTTACCATATCGCGAAAGAAATCTTTACTCATGTATTATCTCCTTGTGTCTTGGTTGATTTGAATTCTGTCATATAGCTGTTGTCTGTGATTTGATTACGCTTATTTTCTACGGAATATACTGTCATGTCAATCTGATATCCTGGGTTACTTCTAAGTGGTACATCAATCCACGCATCATCATGCCATATAATCCTATTGTTGGGGTATGCATAGAAATTACCATCATCAACCTTGAACATATGCGCGCACTTATGCTCAGGCGTTTCACTAAAGTTTGTGTCTAGAATACCCTTGTTCTCCCATGACCAATCCATAGTAAACATATATTCACCACCAATACGGCTACCGTCACAACGAATTAGTTGTGCGCGCAAGCCAGCCATACGAGTGCGAATATTAACGTCAATATACGGGCTAAAGCAGTTCCAGTAATAGCAATCTTCAATCTTTGGAACTGGTGCGTCTGTCTTCCAGCAGAAGGCCATCAACGGGCGACGAGTCCAGTTGACACCATTATCTAGAAAGGCTTCAAAGAGAGGCACGCGCTTCTCCATGCTTGCAACGCTATGCACATCGCATAGCGTAAATTCACCGTGACCCTTCTCATGATTATACAGATATTCATTCCGCATGTAGCAGGTGAATGTCGGTAGGTTGTGATTTAGATATGACATTAGGTGAAAAACTTCGCTAGGGTGGGCCGATCCTCATCCTGCCAACCGATCACGTCTAGGATCGAACGAAGCGGGTCAAGGAATGCTTTGTCAAACTGCATTCTGTAGTCTATGTATTGACTCACATCAAACTCGGGCGGTAGCATAGATGGGATAGCCAAAACATTCTCACCCAACGTGTTTGGCATCTTAAGATAACAAAACTTAACCTTCTCGCCGTCTTTGATTGTTTGATATGTCTTATCAAGCCCAAGCTGCTTAAGGCGACGATTATATGCAAGGCTCGCACGCACATGAATCGGTATGCCCTTTTCTGCGCGCGAATACTTTGTCAGACCCTGCACGCCGCGAGGGAATGCAACATCTTCAAACGGAAGCTTGTTGAATTGCTCACGGAAAGATGCGACAAATTCTTGAAGGGTTGCCTCATCTTTGTTCATGATGATATCAAGCGCATCCTTAATTGCCTTTCGACATGCGCCTGGCGTTGAAGACTTGACAGCCTC